GTGTCAAGTTGTAGGGTTGTCGGACCATTAGTCGTGCGGCCACTCTGTGTGGTTGGGGGTGGTGGTTGACGGTTCTGGTGGGGTTCGTGTATGGTCGTGGGGTGGCTATTCCATCTGAAGAGAAGCAGGGCGTGTTGGATCGGTTGGTTGGGGGCGAGTCCGTGGCGGAGATGGGTCGTGAGTGGGGGGTGTCGGCTGCGTATCTTTATAGGTTGCGGTTGGCGGAGCGGAAGCGGGTTGGGTGGAAGCCTGATGTGAGTTTGCAGGCGTTGTCGGATGTGTATTGTCAGGCGAGTCAGTGTAAGAATCGGGTTAGTAATGGTCGGGTGGCTCGTGGGTCGGTGACTTGTTCGGATGTGTGTCATAAGCGGTTGAAGTCTCAGGGCCGGTCGAAGCATCGGGCTAAGAAGCGGACTGAGCAGGCGGCGCATCGGCGGGCTGTTGAGGCTTCGTATGGGGCGCCGGTGGCTGAGGAGAAGAAGAGGCGGGGTTCGACGTATAAGCGGATCGTTGCTCGTGGCGATTGGGTTGAGCTGTTGTTGGCGGGAGGTATGACTCATGCGTATGTCGCAGAACAGTTGGGAACGTCGCAGGCCGCTGTGTCACGTTCAGTTCAGGCACTCATTGAGGATGCGGCGTTGGCCGAGGCGAAGGCTGATTGGCGTCCGTCACGGTTCGTGGAGGCGATGCTCCCGGTAGCCAAGTTGGAGCGGATACGGGAGTTGGGTCCTGCTGGTGAGGGCAGCGACGAGTTTCGTTGCCTCGTCACGGAGTTGACTCGTGCCTATTCCGTGTTCTCTCGCCGCTTTTTCAGGTTGGAGGGCAACCGTCCGTTTATCGAACCGTTTCATATGGAATGGATCGCAGCGATTTTGACGGCCTATGCGGTCGGTGCGAAACAGGCGATCTTGTCGCCGCCGAGGCATGGCAAATCTGAGCTGCTGATCCGGTTCACAGTGTGGCTCATTGCCATGTTCCCGAACATCAGGATCATCTGGGTTGCTGCCAACTCGGATGTGGCCCAGATCATGTTGGGTGCCGTCAAAGACCACTTGGAGAACAACGAAGAACTCATTGCGGCTGTGTTGCCTCCTGGCGACGGTTTCCGCCCACCACGAGACTCTGGTAAGAAGTGGACGGGGAAAGAGATCAAGATACGGCAGCAGACCCATATTGGGGCCAAGTCGAGCAGCATGTTGGCTCTTGGCCGCACGTCGAAGATATTGTCTCGTGACGCTGACCTGTTGTTCGTCGATGACTTGGAAGACTTCGACACGACCCGTGAAGCGTCGCAGCGGGAGTACAGTCGCAACAAGTTCGCAGAGATCGGCACTCGCAAAGAGGAACGAACAGCGTGGATCAACATCGGCTCTAGGCAGCATCCTGACGACATCCCTCACCAGTTGATGAAGATGGCTGGGACGGAACAAGCGTGGCGGATCATCGAAAACACGGCCCATGCTGAATGTCAACTCGATTCGGATGTGATCGAAGGCCACGACGAGAACGGTTGTGTCTTGTTCCCGAAGGTCCGCAGTTACAGGTGGTTGATGGAGAAGAAAGCCGAAATGGATGCCTTGGGTATCCCGGGGGCGTATGAGATGCGCTATCTGAACATGCCGGTGCCCACGTCAGGGATCGTGTTCAAGATCGACGTTATACGGGAAATGGCGTTGGATCGCAGCCGTGGCGTAGGAGTCGAGTCGATTGGTCAAGGCAGACGCATCGGCGGCATCGATCCCGCCTCACGGGGCACACAGGCAGCGTTTGCTTGGCAATACTCGCCAGGAGCCTTGTCGATGATCGACTTGGAGACAGAAGACGCCGGAGGGTTCGCAGGGGCACACAGGATCATACGGGACTGGTATACCCGTTACGGCATCGAAGAGTGGCGGTACGAAGACAACTCGCAGCAGATCGAGTTTTTCAAGGACCCCCGCACCGTCGCTTTGCAGCGGGAGTTGGGAATCCGTATCCGGCCCGTCTCCACCCAGTCGGGTAACAAACACGACCCCGAGTTGGGTATCTCCGCCACCGCACCGCTCTATCACGACGGCACCATCTCGCTGCCCTACGGCACCTCAGAGGCCCGCCGCAAAGTCAACATGTTGTTGCGACAGTTGGAGCTGTGGACCACCGACGGGATACCCCGTGGCAAGGGTAAGAAGACTGATGTGAAGATGGCGTCGTGGTTCCCGTTCCCTGACATTCTCAGGTGGATGAGGGAAGAGCGGCAGATATCGTTGCAAATGGGAGCCGAGTCGTCGTATCCTGGCTTTGCCACGATGAACGACATCGGCTGGACCACGAACTATCCTGGAGGATCATGATGCAAGGCAAGGCGACCCCTCAGGGTTTGTGGCTCCCCGGTCAGCGTAAGACGGAGGGCGGCTCGTTCTTCGACGACGAACTCGACACTGCTGATGCCCAGTTCGTCAAGGACACCAAGTCCCTTGTCGAGCAGATCAACGAACGAGAAGACCATGTTGTCTTTGTTGCTTCCGTCGAGGACCGTGACCAGATGCGCAAGGTGATGAACCACTTCAAGAAGATCAAAGCCATCGGTCGTAACGTGACGATCAAAATCGACTATGGCATCCCTGACGGCGGCGTCCGTATCGGAGAAGACCGATGAAGGACTATTCGGAGGTCATGGACAAAGCCCGCATGTTGAAAGGCATGGGCAACCCTAGAGACCGAGAACGCATACGGGCCGTCATGAACGGCGGCGCAGAAGGCGTCCAAGCAGTCCTCAACCACGGCACCCCATTCCAAGGCCCAGGCTCCGGCAAAGGCGCAGACTCCAACCTCGGCGTAGACCTGCCAACAGCGAACATCATGTACTCCGGTATGGAACGCCTCGCACAACGCATCGGCAGGGAACCCACCCTCTCGACCGACATGATCCCCACCCACGACTCCGAAGCCGCCCGCAAGAAGACAGAGAAACGGGCACGCATCGTCAGGGGCTGGGACGAAACGACCCGCATGGAGATGCAATATCCGCAGATCGGACGTTGGCTCCCCGGCTACGGCTTCACGCTCCATGTCATCCGTGAACGCATGTTCGGCGACACGACCTATCCGGTAGCCGAACTCCGTGACCCGTATGACGTGTTCCCCGGCCAATGGGGCGTAGACCAGCAGCCCACAGAGGTCGCCGTGTTCCGCAACATGGACCGCTCCAAAGTCGTCGAAGCGTATCCCGCCTTCCAAGAGTCATTCATTAAGGCCCAGACGAGGCGACGTGAAGGCGCAGGTATCCCCGTCATCGGCCAGTCCTCCGGCTGGGAAGGCAACTCGCATAGGCCGCTACAGGTCGTCGAGTTTATGTGTGACGACGGCACCTACATTGCGATCCCCGAGATCGAGAAGCTCGTCTCCTACATTCCGAACCCGTTGGACGGCGGGCCTGCCTTCGTTGTCACTAAGAGGTTCTCGTTCGACCAGTTGCAATCCCAGTGGCACCACTCGTTCGGTCTGATGGCGATGATGGCGAAACTCAACATCCTCGGCTTGATCGGCGTTGAAGATTCCAACTTCCGTGAAACGAACATCATCGGCGAAATGGTTGGCGACACGTATGAGCGTGGCCGCAAAGCCGTCAACGTGTTTGAGCCTGGCACGAGAATCGAGAAGCCGACCAGTGACCAACTCCAACAGACGTGGCAGGCGATCCAGATTCTTGAACGCCAGTTCCGTGTGGTGTCCGGTTACGACGTTGCTCAGGACGGTCAATCACCAAATAGCTTTGCGACAGGCCAGGGAATCAGGGAGTTGGGTTCCTCTGCCGACCTCAACGTCCGAGAATACCAGACGGCCATTCGGCACTCCGTAGAACTCATCGACCGGAAACGGCTCGAATGGGAAGAGAAGATGCACGCCTCCGAGAAGAAGAAAATCTTCTGGTTCGAGGGCGGCAACCAGTTCGAGGAGACGTACACGCCGTCGAAGGACATCGACTCTGATTATCGGACGAACCGTGAATACGGTGCGATGGCGACCTTCGACGAGAACTCGAAGATCGTCACCGGCCTCCAAATGTTGCAGGCCCGCATCATCGACCGCAGGACGATGCAAGAGAACCTGGACGGGTTGAAGAACGTGTCGCTCATCAACGAACGCATCGACCAAGACCAAGCCAAAGAACTGTTGCTCCAGTCGTTGGGGGCACGGGCGCAGCAAGGCGACCCTGCCGCAGACATGGCACTCGTCTCGATCCTCGACGACCCTGCCACGACAACGAAGACGCTGAAGAAGATATTCACCCCAGACGAACCGCAGATGTCGCCTGAAGAGGCAGCGATGGCTCAAGCCGGAGGGATGGGCGGTCCCCCGGGGATGGAAGGCGGAGCCGGTGTGCCGCCTCCAGCGGTGCAGACGATCATGTCGCAGATGGAGACGCCAGGTGGCGGCGGGGGCGTAATGTCGGTGGGACAGCTAACATGATATACTTGACACCACCAAAGGAGGTGTCGAGTGATCGACAAAGAGAAGATGGCAGCAGGCCGCAAGCGCTATTGGGACTCGTACTGGGGGAGGTACGAGGTGGAGGCAGACAAGAGATTCGCAGCTTCGTGGAAGGCACAGCCATCAGGGTGCCACCAATGGACAAGGCCACCCAGGGGAGGCTACGGGAGTTTCACCTATCGTGGCAAGGAACGATTCGCCCACCGATGGATTTACGAACAAGCCAACGGCCCAATACCAAAGGGACTCGAAATCGACCACCTTTGCCGAAACCAGTTGTGCGTGAATGTCGAGCACCTCGAAGCGGTGACACATCGAGAGAACGTGTTGAGGGGCGACAACTTCACGGCACGCAAGGCCAGGCAAACTCACTGTATTCACGGACACCCGTTCGACGAAGAGAACACGATTGTCAGGATCGACGCCAAGGGTCGCACCGGAAGGCAGTGCCGTACATGCAAGAACGAGGCAGAGAAACTACGGAAGCGACGCATGCGAGCTTCGTAAGGCGGCAGATGTGACACTCAAAGAAGCACACTTCCAACTCGACGGTGTAGCCGGAACGTACCTGTCCACGCCTGATGTGAACCTGTTGGACGCTGACACGGCGCACCTGGAACAGTCCCCAGGAGCCT